TCTGATTGTGATATACTATTTGAGTAACAAATCGACCATGCGGATATGGCGGAACTGGCAGACGCGCTAGATTCAGGTTCTAGTGAAAGAAATTTCATGCAGGTTCAAGTCCTGTTATCCGCACCAAATCAACGGTTCAGAGGTATAACTAAAACTTAATAATGAATTATACGAGGGAATCCCTCAATAGATTACATTGGTAAATATTTGTAATTTATTGGGGGATTTTTCTATTTATTTTTTTGGAATTTGGGGGTGAAATTTTGAGGCATAAAATTGAATTACAAAATAATGATACAAAAAATTTAACTATTGAAAAAGCATTTGAAAATTTTCTTTTAAGTTGTAAAGTTAAAAATTTAAGACCAAGCACCATAAAACATTATATTCAAATTCAGAGAATTTTTTACCAGTTTATACCTAAAGAAACACCGATGCATGATGTTACAAAAGAGACTATAAACAAATTTGTTGTATATATGCAGGAGGAGAGGGACGAAAAAGACGTAAGTATTAATTCCACATTAATGAATTTAAGGGTATTCCTCTATTTCTGTATGACTTATAACTACATGGAGACTTTTAAAATAAGCAAATTAAAGGTGGATAAGGATATTGTAAATACTTATACAGATGCTGAAATAAAAGTGCTTCTTAAAAAGCCAGATTTAAAAAAATGTAAGTTTTTGGAATATAGAAATTGGGTAATTTGTAATTTTTTACTTGCAACAGGGGCAAGAGCAAGCACAGCTGTAAATATTAAAATTCAAGATGTTGATTTTGAAAATGATCTTATTACTTATAGATGGACTAAGAACAGAAGGCAGCAAATTATTCCTATGTCTACGACGTTAAAAAATGTATTACGTGAATATTTGCAATACAGAAAAGGAAATCAAGATGACTATTTATTTGTAAATGCATATGGTGAGCATCTTAAACAACAGTGGTTATCTCACAATTTAGCAGATTATAACCATAGTAGAGGTGTAGTAACTACTGGAGTACATCGATGGAGGCATACATTTGCTAAAAAGTGGATTTTAGGCGGAGGCGATATATTCAGACTACAGAAGATCCTCGGCCACTCAAGTATGGACATGGTAAGAAATTATGTGAATATGTTTCAAACGGATTTATCTAATAACTTTGATAAATATAATCCACTGGATCAGATGAAAGGACAAAAAAATTTTATAAAAATGAAGAAAGGTGATTAAAAATGTTGGAATTTACGATACTAGACAGCAAAGAAAAAATTGAAAAGACAATTAAAGCCTTAGAATGGCAATTACAGCACGATACAAGTCAGAAAGATAAAGATATTCATACTCAGGTATTAAAGTGCCTTAAAAAGGCTCTGTGAGGTGATAGAAATGTTAAAAAGTCAAGACCAATACAAGTATTTAAATAAGTTTTATAAGGATGCAGTTATTGAGAAGAAAAATATAATTGTTAAGAAAGTAGATGTATACAGGCGTACAGTTATTATTTTTGTAGTGGAGAAAGAGGAAGATAATTATGTAATAACAAAAGGTTCGGGTATGGCAGATTCGCCAATACCTAAAGAGGATATAAGTCAAGTAGTTTTGTACAGCAGTGAATTAGAAATGTTAAAAAGGAAAGTGATGTGAAAATGTTAGAAAATCGAGAGGAATACAAGTATTTACAAGAATTTTATAAAACTGCCTATATAAGTCCAGATAATATTGTTTTACAGGATATAGATATATTTGGATCTAGAGTATCTATTTTTATTGTGGAACAGAAAGGCAATATACGGATTATAAAAGCAGATGGAAACAAAGACAAGCCAATAAGTTGGAATGGTATTAAAGATATGATTTTAAATGAATCACAACTACAGGAATTATTGCAATTACAAAAGAAATAACCACCCTTAACAGATGGCCATAATTGAATATCAATAATGTTCTTACAAAACTATTATTGATAATTTATATCTACTAACATAAATTTTATCAAAAAAATTAAAGTTTTGCAAGGTTTATTTCTTATACCCTTTTTTAAGGTATATATGTGAGTTGTGTAAGCACTAGAGCAACTATTAAATAATTCTTGGGGTTACATGGAGCCGTAAGCAATTAAAATTCATGGGGACAAGTGTATTCCTGCTATTATACTAATGCCCCTCAGTCGGGTATGTATGACCGTCTAATAAATTATACAGGGTGGTACACTCAATCGAAAGATGGCTTTATTGTAGTTCCTAATGGGTGAGTAGTTAGGATAGTCTATAATAAAACAATGGCAGTGTGACAAAGAAACTTCAACTCATTATACGGAGTTTATGTCAAATAGTTTGCTCAAAAATCCCAGGGCAAACTATATCCAAATTGCTTAACTATTGCCGGAGTTTATCAAAAACAAATTAAAAAGTCAAGTATTTAACTGTGAATAGTAACCATCCAGTTTGAATATAAAATTTAACCTTCACAGAGCCGATTTAAGACACAGTAAAATTAAAGGTATATGGATTACCTCTTAGAAATAAACGGGGCTTAAATGGCAAATTTGAGAAAATTGAAGTTCGGGAAGCATTGATTTTACTTGATTCTTAAAATCGGTTTTTCAGGGTATAAGGTAGAAACTCCAGAACTTAATTTTGGTTTATATAATCCATATAAAATTAATAAAAGAGAGTTATTAAGAGTAATCCATATAAAATTAATAAAAATAGTGAGATAAATTAGATAGATTGACTTATTTGAAGAAATATGCTATTATAGTAGTATATTAAATTTTAGGAGGTTGATTTTATATGGATTTTAAAAAATTGCAAGAGGAAATAAGTGGGATGGCTGCGGAGGATCTTACAGAGGTGGCATACAAAAATTTTTACAGCATTGTAAACTTTTTAAATGAAATGGAGGGTTTAAAGGGTAGAGAAGCGGAAATAACGCTAGAAGGAAAGATAAATACAACTGTGTATTATGCCGAATTAAATTTTAGAAATGTAGATACTAGATTGTGTGTAGAAAATATAGACCATGGTATGGAAAGTTGTTTTGATATTAATCTGGATGATATACAAAAAATAGAAAAAACTCCTGCAGGTGATTATAACATAATTATGCCGGGACAAGAAATTTCTATCCTCTTTGCTTGGTAATCTGAGACTAGGGGGATTCCCCTTAGTCTATCCAATCATATAAAATTAATAACTACCTCCTAAATAATAAATCGTCAGGGCATCTTATATAAAATAAATAATAATGTGAGATGCCCCGAGAACGGAAGAATTGAGAAATAGGGAAATGTAGAAAAGACTAATTAAAAAATAATTTTAAATACCACAAAAGACCCTCTTGACATAAAGGGTAAATCATGGTAATATAGAAAGTAAGAGATATTATACTCTTTTTTTGTGCTAAAATCCTTTTAAGATTATTCCAGTAACCTTAATAGGTGCGAACAATATTTTTGATTAACCATATTATAGCACAGCATTTTAAAAAAAACAACAAAATAAATAAAAAAATTAATATTAAGGAGAGATGTTTTATTGAAAAAACAAAACAAAATTGAATATCGAAGGGTAAATAAGTTGCTTGAGCTAAACAATAAAGGAGAACTTACTGAGCAGGAGAAACAGGAAAGGGATAGATTAATAGATGAAATATATTACTTAGACACTGGATTCCAGAATATAATAAATGGCAAGATACGCAGTTACTCTGTTTTTTATACGGGCAAATGTCCATATAAAATAAACAATAATGAAGATTTGTTTCTGGAAGTAGATAAAATATTTAATAAGATAGTACATAGTTTACTTATTAAATTCAAAGGTACAAACATAAAAAATCCTGGAGCATATATATATAACTATTTGTTTAAAAAGCGATTTAATAAAAAGGATTTAATAGATGTTTATTTTGAAAGCAATAAGAGAAAAAAGAAGATTTCTTTTTTGCATGAGGATGTGGGGCTAAATGGAGACATTCGGGAACTGTTCGATCCAAGTATAGATTTGTATGCGAGTTTTGAGAACCAAGACAAGGTTTATAAAGAAAATAATGAAAAGTTAGATAAAATAAATAAGAATGAAGGCAAGACAATATATATAAATAGATACTCTATAGACAAATTAAGTTACTACTGTAAGACCAAATATAAAACAGATAATCCATATATCGAAGCAAGAGAAAAATATGAAAAAGCAAAAGAGAAGAAATTAATAAGTTGGCAAAAATATAAGCAGGCAGCAGAGAACAGAAAAACTATCTATACATATCACACCAGAAGTTTTCAGGAAAATCTACATAATTTAGCTACATGGCAAGACTACATAAGAGATTTAGTAATACATAAGTTACCCAAGAAAGCAAAAGAAATTATTATACAATTTTACTGGTACTGTAAAGATACAAAACAGATAGCAGCCAAAAACAACATAACTCCAAGAGCTGTAAACAAAACCAAAAACAGTGCTTTAAATAGATTAAAAAATTACATACTAGGAGATGCAAATTTAATAAAAGAAGATTACCCCGATAGTACTCTGGACTACTATACATATACATATCAGAATAAATATAAAAAAGTTATATAAAAAGGTTCCTTTTAAGAAAAAAAATATTTACATATACTATAGAGGGGAAAATAGATAATTTTCTTCTCTTGTTTTTTTACTCAACCACCTTTTTGTATAAATTGATGGCTGAACAAAGTTTGTGTTAAACATTAATTTCAGGTAACTTTTGCTAGTATGTTTATGTTGGTTCAAGTCCAACCCCTCCGCCAAAATAGAGAATAACTAGATGTATGCAGGGAATTATGCTGCATAGGTATTTAATAGATTAGTTAAATACCTTAATTTTGTATGTATAGAGTAGATTTTTATTCTACTCTTTTTTTATATTTATTTTGCCTATTCTTAGGCAATAAAATGGTAATTTTAAAAAATTAATAAAAGAAGGGTGAGAAAAGGTGGGATTAGATGAACTTAGAAATAAATTACAATACCTAAAAAATTACATGGGTATTACTTATGCTTACATAGGCAAACGGACAGAGTTAACTGGCACAGATATAAGCCATTTTGTTGGTGGAAGGTCTTTACCAGAGCATAAAATAAATAAATTATATAATTTTATAGGAGGTTTTATGGATGGAATTAAACAAAGATAATTATACAAAGGAAGAAGTCCAGGAGATGTTAAAAGGTTATGATGCTAAGATTCAGGATTTCACAACTAAATTAAATGATAGTAATTTGCAATTAGAGAACTTAGACAAGCAGCAGAAACAAATTGAATCCTTAACTAAAAGCAATCTGGAGAGCAGTATTAAGGTGGAAATGCTGAAGAATGGACTATCTGAGGATATGTTTGATCTAGTTGCTGACAGTACCGATATAGAGTCGGCATCAAATAAAATTAATAAGTTGCTAGAATTAAAGAAAAAAAGTGATATTGATAATGGGTACAAGCCACAGGAACACACAGCACAACAAACAGCATATGAAGAAGCACAAAAGAAAAATGATGTTACTGGTATGCTCAAAGCAAAGATGAGTAAGTTATTTAAGTAGGTAAATTAAATTTACTTACTGTTTAAAATAAAATAAATAATGAAAGGAAGTAATAATATATGATACAAACAAAAGATTTTTTAAGCATGGAAAACGTAGATTTAATGGCAGAAATGGGGGTTGCTCAGCCACTTGATACACCTCTTACAACTTTACTTATGGGAAAAGGACAGGTAGACAAGGAAACTGCACCTCTGGTATATTTCAGAGAGAAAAGTTTAGATACCACCGAGAATATAAGCCAGGTTGAAGGATCGGAAACAACTGTATTTCAATCTAGTACAAGAGTACCAAAATCCAATTATTGTGAAATATTCAAAAAGGCGGTTTCTGTAAGTGGTACAGCAGAGGCAAGTTCCGTAACTGGTATTGCAGATTTGTATACCAGTGAAATGGCTGATCGTTTGGTTGAACTTAAAGTAAACTTAGAGAAAGAACTTACAAACGGAGTCAAAAATGATGGTAGTGCTACACCATTTATACGTAAGATGGATGGTATATTTTCTTTTGTTGATGAAGGAAATAAAATAACAGAAGCGTCTGGAGATGCTTTTACAGAAGAGGTATTTAAATCTACTGTAAAAAAATTGTGGGACAATGGACTTGGATCTAATGGATATGTTGCATTATGTAATGCAGATTTAAAAGAAAAGATAGATGGCTTTTACAATACACAATATAATTACAATGCACCACAGGGAGAGTTTGGACTTGTGGCAAACGGTATCAATACAAATTTTGGCCATGTTTCTTTAATATTGGATAGGCATATACCAGAAGGATCGTTAATTGTGTTTGATCCTTCATATATACGTCTTGGATTTTTGAGAACTCCATTCTCCGAGATACTGGCCAAAACAGGCGATAGTGTCAAAGGACAGGTAATTGCCGAAGCAACTCTGAAGGTACTTAATTCCAAAGCATTGGCAACATTTACAATAAGTGCATAATACATAATTTAAATGTGGTCATTTTAGCCACAATTCAAAGGGTACATATTTTGTGTACCCTTTAATATATAAAATAAATAAAAGGATGATACCATTGAAAAGAAGATTGACAGCCCAGGAAAGGTTTGAAAATAAATTACAGAAGTTTCTAAGGGAAAGTGAAGAAAGATTGATGGAAGCCGGGCATAAAAAGCATACAAAAATAGAGGTTATGGAATTAAAAGCAAAAAATAATAATGTTAGGAAATTAAAAAATAAGCATAAAAATTATTAAAGAAGTTAGTTTATATGTACCTTTGAAGGTACTTTTTTTATTTTATTTTTCAGAGAAGAGGGGAAAAAAATTATGAAGTTCATCAAAAACAAATTTTTACAGGAAGGAAGGTGGAAGTGTATAGGTTGTAAAAATCTGACACAAAGGACAGGAGGGTAGGCAAATGTATTAAAGTTTTATTTTAAATATAGTCGTTTTTAGTTAAATACATATGATTTGTTTCTTTACAAGCACAGCACGAATTAATTGAACGAAAAAATAAAGGGGGAATTACCCGAATGGGTTTATACAAAGGGATTATATAATTTATGTTTGTCAGATGATTTGGATAGTTTATGGAGTTGCTATTATCTAACGAAATATAGAGGATGGCCGATAAAGTATTTTTATAACTTCTACAGCATTTACAAGGAATCTAATACAACAGTAGAAAAGAATTGTATTGCTATTGATATGGATATCTGTAATGGTAAATGCTTATCTAATCACGTCACAGACAATAAAAATCCAGACTGCATTAATTTAAATAGGTATTGTAATATCAGCAGATGGAACTATACAAGAAAATATGCCGGAAGTACCTTATTAATGGTTATGAGCATACTTGACATAGATATAAACGAATTTACGCCAGAGCAACAAGAAATCTTATTGTGCGTGGATTCTACATATTTACACTACAAGTTTGATAAGAAACTTGCATCTTATTATATCGGGGAAATATTCCAGTATCCCGAACTTATATATATATTAGAGCAGCACGATCAAGAATACTTTATAGACCTGCAAATTAAATATAATCTAAAAGGTAAGATTTATATGGATGACTGGAATCTTATATCTACAGATATTAAACTCAAGGAATTGTCACAATTATTTGATATTGATTTGGATATCCCTCAGAGGGACTACGAAAAAATAGGTAAATTTGAAATACATACTGGTGTCCCACAGCAGGACACTAAAATATTTAGTCTTGCATGGAGTTATAAGAACAGTGCAATTTATAGTACATATTAAAAGTAAAGTTTTAATTAAATTATTTGATAAGGAGATGTTTATATGGAAAAGAAATTTTTTGGTTGCTACAGATCACCATCACATGATGGAGAATTAAAGTGGTCACAGATTTGTAAAGATGAAAATATCAATACATACATAAGCAAGAAGAAAAACATAATACATAGATTAATAAATAAAATATTTAAGTAGAAAATTATCAAGGGGTACTAAATTTTGTATCCCTTGATTTTATACAGGAGGTAAATAAAATGGAAAATAAAGTAACTTATAATATTAATAAATTTACACTTGCAAGTGGACTTTCGTACCTTGGATATCATTACGATAAGATTTTAGATGAAAGAGGTAGACAAACATTTGTATTTGAAAAGACCCCCGAGTTTGAATTGGCCTTGAAGCATCTGATAGAACTAAAAAAGTTATATGGTAATGTTTGGGGGAATAGTTGTATTGATAATAAATAATATAAAAGTTGGACAAGTAATTAAAAATTATAAGGAGTTTTGTACACTTATGAATGAAAAGATTAAAACTGGTACAAGCAAACAAGCACAATTAAAAGAATGGAGTAGATATGTGAAATGGCATAAACAGGGGAATAAATTTATTATAGATGAAATTTACAATATACCTTTACCAAAGCCAATACATAAGGGTAACAATAGCAAATACATAGATGAAATACAGGATATATTGATTTATTACATACACTTTAAATTGCATAACGTAAATAAAGGTGGTAATAAAGTAGGATTGTCTATTAGTGAATTAATTAATATACTTGGACTTGCAAATAATACATATTCTATAGGCACATACAAAAAGAAAGAATTGAGTGATGTTTTGAAAATTGAGATGCCGGCAATATATAATTTTTATTCTTCTACTAGAGCAGAATTTAAAGGAATAATTGAGAGGGCATTGAATAGCATGGAAAAACGTTGTATTTTGCTACCTAATAAACAATATGTAGTTGTTAATATTACCAGAGATAAGCATAAAAAAGAAATTATTAATAGAAGATGCGCAACAAATGAGGAAACAGAATGGATTCTACAAGCAGAAAGGGATACCCTTAATTATTATGGCGTGCAGACTAAAAAAGATATATTTTGTTTGGGTGAAAGAATGTATAAAAAATTTAGGGAATTAGTTTACAAAGAATTACCTTTTGATTGGTATTACCAGGCATATTATTTAATTTGTAACAGAAAAGCAATCAACCAAAGGTATGATGAGATAAAATCAAAGAAAGCACAATTAAATAATAAAATAATAGACAGATTAGAAGAATTATTCAAGATAATTGATAAAAATAGCAATGAGCAGAATTTAATTAATAAATTAATTGATTTTAAAGGGTATGATCTTCATACAGATGATTTAGTAGTAGCAAAGTATGAGAAGGATCACAGTAACTATTATGATAAATTGCAAAAGCAAGATAAAAAAATTAATGAGGAAAATTATAAGAAAGACCAGATTAAAGATACATATGAAAACAAAGATATTGTAGATATCCCTGAACTAATGGAATACAAATATAAAATTAAAAAACATAATGAACATGAGGAATACTGGAGTTATCTTTTAAATGAAATTGATACATATGATATTTAGAGATTAAAAACTTGTCTATTTAAAACCTTATTAAATAGTTCCTTTAATATAGTTTTGAATAGACAACTTTTTTATGTTAATGAGTAAATAAATAATCCCCACCAAAAGGGGGTTATTTTATTTACGGGCTTTTATATATCAATACCATAGTCTTACCAGACAGGTGTCTTGACAGACAGTCAAATTACTCTATCGGCAAAATCGCTATGCGATTTTACCGATAGAGCAATTTAGTGTGTAATTTAATAATGATAAGGAGATTTTAATATATGGCAAAAATTAATAAAGATAAAATAGATTTAGATACCACTTTAGTTTTAATAAATGTAATGTTGAAAGGTTTCAGGCAGGAATTAGATATTTGGACTACTGCAACAGAATCAACAGAGTTTGTTGACTGTTTGCATTGATAAGGATCAAATAAAATATTTTAATATTCCATTCTATGAGGATGCAGGGAATGATGAAATTGAATTTAAATATTTATATCTGAGGTAAGTGGAAAATCCCCTTATTCTATAATCCCTAAATTTCGAACCCTCTTTGTAACCAATAAAAATTCTGTGAAGTATTGATATCACTACACTTGTAGATTTTAGGGGCTATATATAGATTTTTATTTTGAATAGATTATTCACCTCTAATGGCTTAAACATGGATTAAAAAGGCTCTATGAACGATGAATTTTATGGAAGGAGAGATTATTATGCAAAAAAGTGAATTTAAAATACAATTAGATAAATTAAGACGACAATCCAGAAAAAAATGGATTTATTTTTGTTGGAAAAATAAAGTGGATAATATTAGTACAAAATTCTCAGAGATGACTGAAGAGGATATATTAGAAAAATATCCGAAACTAATATATCCTTTAACACTTAAAATATATAAAAGTAGATGGGAACAAACGGAGGAATACCAGCACTTATATAGATTGCTAATGCAAATTAGAAGCCAGAACGATTTATATAAAATTTATGAAGTTGTCAAGGATAAAGCATTACAGGGGGACGATAAGGCAATTAAAACCTTCTTAATGCTTAAAAAAGAGATATGGAAAAGTCCTATAGAAAAATCAGATATCCCTCAGAAGGATAACGAAGAGGAAAATTTGGGTGATGATTTGGACATATCAGAGGAATAGGGAGGTGGTTTGATTGAATATTACATATAAGCAAAAATTAGAAAAAATCAATAATGATCCTATATTGTGGTTAAAGAATTTTGTTAAGATAGTTGATAACCATTCCCAATTAATTCCCTTTAAACTCAATGAACAGCAAAAGGAAATTGTTCGGGAAATATATGACAATAATATTAAATTTAGTATTGTTGGTAAGGGCAGGCAGTTGGGTATAACTACTTTAAGTTTAGGATTAATATTATATACTGCTATTACAAAACCTAATTCTAATTGTATTGTATTGAGTTATTCGGGTGATTCAGTATCAGAAGTATATACAAAATTACAAAAGATGTACCAGAGTATACCAGAAAAGTATACTTCTAAATCACGCAAATTCAATAGGCATGAGTTATTATTGGATAATGGCAGCAGAATAACAAATTCTACTGTTGGAACTAAAGAACTGGGAAGGGGAGCAACATATAATTTTATACATTGTACGGAGTTTGCATACTGGCAGAATGGGCAGGATACAAAGGGATTATTAGCATTAGAACAGGCACTAGCAAAGGATAAAGATTCACATATTATAATTGAATCCACAGCACATGGAGTAAGTAATAATTATTATAAACTATTTACCAATGCTTATAAAGATCATAGCAGATACAAAGCATTTTTCTTCCCTTGGTATGCCGATAAAAAGCAATTTTATGATGAATACAAGGAATCCGAGGCATGGACACAATCATGGAATCATGGCAGGAGATTGGAGAGTAAGGATCTTACTCCACTTGAGCAGGAATTAAAGAACAAAGGTGCTAGTCTACTCCAAATTATGTGGAGAGAATGGAAATTATTAGATATACCAGAAAAACAATTTAAGCAAGAATTCCCTTCTACACCTGAAGAAATGTTCCAGAGTGAGGATACTGGTGTATTTGATGCAAATTCAATTACAGAAAGATATAATTATATACCTAAACCATTAAAAGTAAAGGATATAAAACCATTGCCAGTGAGTTTACAAGTCTACTATGGTAATGGTTTATATATTTATAAGGATGTAAAGAAAGCAGAGAGGTACTTTGGTGGAATAGATACATCAGCAGGATTAAAACAAGATGCATCATCTATTTGTGTACTGGATAGTTCAGGGGAGCAGGTGGCAACATTTAATCGCAATGATGTACCAGTATATAAATTTGCTCAAATTTGTTATGATTTAGGCTATTATTTTAATTATGCATTGCTATTGCCAGAAAGAAATACATATGGATTAGATTTAATTACTAGATTAAGGAAAGAAATGGGATATATTAATGTACTCAGAAATAAGCATTTCGATAAGATAACAGGCAAAAGCAAGTATGATTATGGCTGGTATACGGACAATGTAAGTAAAAGTAAATTGGTCATGGACTTAAAAGAGGTTTTTGAAATGGGCATGATATTGGTCAATGATAGAGACACATTGGATCAGATGCGTATATTTCAGGAACATAACGGAAGTTTTGGAAATGCCAAAGGAAATGATAACCATGATGATCTAGTGGATAGTTTGAGCCTTGCAGTACAAGCGTTGAAGAGTGGTAAGAGTTATGTATAAATCCGTTCCGACTCTCAGGCAGATCAAAACTCAAAGTTGAGTTCTGATAGTTCAAAATCGGATAGTCATATCTGTGAAAAAGTAGAATCCAAAGTTGGATTATGCTATTAGTCAAAAAGACTATAACTTTAAAAGTCCTACAAGAACATTCAAATTTGCAAAGGCGAAAAATTTCACAACTTTGCAAAATGAATGTAGGTCATTTCCCAAAGTTGTGAAATGTAAAATAGATATGTAATGTCCTTTTAGAACTTTACATAATATAAATCCTTTGAGGATATTACAGATAGAAAGGAAGTTTGATAAATGAATTTAGAAGAATATATAAATTTGTATTATAATGGAAAGTCAACGTGGTTCCAAGATGAATGTAATAAATACATACATCAGGATCGAATTATGAATATATTGAATATACAAGAATATTTAGATGGCAGCCATGCAATACTTAATAGAGCCGATACAGTTTACAATGGTAGGACTTTTAAAACTACTAAAATATGCTTGCAATATGCTAAACCTTTATTAGCATTTCAGAAGTCATTTTTGCTGAAGAATCCAGTAACTTTGACCTGTGAGGATACAAATACTTTACAGCAGATCAATGATGTATACAAGCAGGGAAGATTTAACAATACAGATAGTAAAATACTTGACAAGATAAATAAATATGGTATGATTTCAGAGTATTTATTCATTGATGATAATGATATAATTAAAAGTAAATTGATAAGGCCAGAGGATAGTTATCCTGTATTCACCGATACGGGGGATTACGTATGCTTTATAGAGCATTACACGATACAAGCCAGTAGTATAAATTATTACAATGTGTTTTATACAGATAGAGTGGAACAGTGGGACAATCAGGGCGGTAATGGCTTATATTTAAAGAATACATATAAAAATTTGAGTGGTTTGCCAGTGCTATATATTAAAAGAGAAAATGAAGAGGATATAACACAGGGCAGAAGTGATTTAGAAGACTATGTCAATATCATTGATAAGATGGAAGATTTGCTTAGTAAATACCATGATTCATTTTATAAATTCCTTAATCCGATCCCAGTCGTGACAGGGACTAAATTGAATATAGATAAAGATGGTAATGGTGCTATAGATAAGAAGGTTGTAGGGAATGTTATGCAATTAGATAATGATTCATCATTTGATTTGGTATTGAGTAAGATGGATATAAATTCATTAAAGGAACTATATAAGATATTAATGAATAGTCTACTTGATATATCGATGACACCGTCTATTGCAATGAACGGGAGCAGTAATCCTGCTAATCTGGCAGAGGAATCAATACGAATGATGTATACATTACCAGTATTAAAGGGTAGTATGTCTGCTGAATACTTGAAGCAAGGTTATTATAGTAGGTGGGAACAGATAGAGAAGTTATTACAGTATAAAGGTATTAATGTAAATGGTTTGGTTGATTGTACCTTTAACATGAGTATACCATCAAATGAAACAGAATTAGTAAATAATATTGTGAACTTATATAATAATAAATTAATGAGTATTGATAGTGCAATAGAACACAGTCCTTATGTGAACGACATAGAGACAGAGATCAAGACAATACAGACAGGGCAAGAGGTAAGCAAGGAGGATAACCAAGGTACTACTGTAAATAAAGGTACTACTACAGAAAAAGGAACTACTTCAGAAGATAAAGAGAATAATATATAAACAATTAATATTAAGTAATAATTATTACTTAATCAGAAATGAATTAGATATATAGAAGTTATTGAAACTATGTTATGTAGTATTAAATACCATTTATGTTTTATTTGTTATGGCAATTTCAAAAAAATTTTTGAATTTCTTTGAAAATTTTAAAAATTAATACTAAAAAATAATAATTATTAATTAAGATAACCATATAGACCAACAAAGCAGGGAGAATATACATAAATATTCAATGCTATTGTATAATATACATTGTTAATAAGCGGGTATAAATATCATATTAAATGTAATGAATGGTAATAATTAGGTAAAATAATTGGTAATTCTGGCTATTCTCAATTAAATTATTTATATAACTAAAGTGTGAAGTTGGAGTAAATACAGTTATATCAATGGATAGAAGGTAATTTTGATATATTCGCTAACTACGTGAAAAAAATCTTTAGCGAAGTTGGCATATCAGTTGAAATACATTATCATTTGTGTAAATTAGAATAAATGTATAAAAATTAAGTAAGGTACTACTTAAAATTTTGGTTTTATTTAAAAATTGATTCCCCCTTTCCTTTAAAATAGGGCTTTAGTAGACTACTTTTTTCACGCACTAAAAAATTTATGTAATTCGGGGCAATAACTTCCATATAGCTAATATAATAGTAATTAAATTTGAGGTATATAATTATACCTCTTTTATATTTTAATAGCCTTAAAAGCCAAATTCACGAATAAATATTTGCTAGAATATAGTAAAATCAATGCTTCTATTTTTAAAAAATTAGTATATCAGGAGGATTCTACTATAAGTTTGTAGAATATTATGGTTATATGAATAAAGTATGAACAATTTAATATAGATATGGGGGATTTATTGTGAAAAAGAAAATAGGTATTGTAGTAGGAATAATTATTGTTTTGGCATTAGTATTTTTAGGAGGATATTATTTTGCTAGTAAAAATATGAATAGTAGTAAATCTATATCAAATAAAGCAATTACTCAACAAAAACCTAAAGGAGATAATAAAATTGATGGGTTTAATTTAGGGGTTTTGACTAAAGATGAATTTCATAAAGCTGAAAATTTAGGACAAAAATATAAAAATAAAACGATTAGCGTAGAGGGGATTAATCAAAAAACCAATGGCCAAGATGTATTCAAACAAACATATGGTTTTCGTTTTATAATACACACACCATATGCTAAAGTTACAAATACCAGTGAAGAGTTAGCTGAACAATATTTAGATATTACCGATAAAAATATGATACAAAAAATCAAGGATGAAAAAACAGATATAAATACTTTTGATTGTATGGCTTTTATTGGTGGAGATAGTTTGGAGTTTATAAAAAGTATGCATATGGTATTAAGAGTATATGGTAAAAATCAGACAAAAGTATTACAATCACAAAATGTTATCTTTGCAAATAATGGATATGCTGAAATGACAGATTTCTTTCCAGATAATCCAAATTATATGGGAGGAATTGTTGGTACTTTTTCTGCAAAAGATGTAGTAGCATTAGAACCAACTAAATTAGAGATTATAGTCATATATCCTGATGGGAAAGAAGTAAAACAAGCATTTGATTATAATACACTAAATCAATTATAAATTTAAAAATATTTAAGGAACTGGCTTATATTTTAAGTTGGTTCTTTTTTGTGTAATGTATATAAAATTAATTATAGGAGGCTTTTAAATGACAAATATAGATAGATTGAAAATGGAAATAGAAGGAATTGATCTAGATGATGATAAATTATCTGTGTATTTGCAAGAGAATAATCTTACTTCAACGGAGGAATATACTCCAACAAGCAATATAAATAAAAAAAATATATATCGTGCTGCACTAGCTATTTTGGAGAGTATAGCAAATAATCCCACGTATATGAGAAATATTAAAAATGACGATATGACTATTAGCCAATTTTCAAAGAATATTAATGATCGAATTGATGCACTTGACAGGAAAATCCGCCTAATGAGTTCAGATGATTCGGATGATGGTACTGGAGCAAGTTTTGTATATATGTTTACAGACTAAGGAAGTGATAATATAATGGTAGATAATTATTTTAATATCGGAGATGCTTATAATATTGTAGAGAATGAGTTCGGAGAAGAATTTACAATATCTACAGATCTGACAGATTTACATACCGGCCTATTCCATAAGATAGATGATAAAAACAAGGGAATAGATACAATGTATTTACTCACAAATACATATTTGCAGCAGGGTAATATAATTCAATATAGAGATATAAATTATATAGTGATTACTAAAAATGAGGAAAATAACCAGGATACATATAATAAATACATAGTAAGAAAATGCCCTTATAATATTAATTTTTCTATTAATACAAGTATGAATACTGTGGTGGGCTATATAGAAACCAAAACAATAGATGTGACTACTGGACAAACGATCATTTTGCCTACTGGCACTATAATTGTAACAATGCCTTTAAATTCTATTACAAATCAGATAAAAGTGAATGATAGATTTATTAAAATGAAAAGTGCCTGGAAGGTTACTGGGTTGGACTTGAGTCTGGAGGGACTTTTAAAGATCACAGCAGACATAGACACCGTTCAATCTGGTGACGATCTAATAAATGAGATACCAGCAGGAAGTTATTTTTATAATTATGTGATGACAGTTTCTCCAGAAAGTATTACTATAGATGCAGGGACAACGCAACAAATAACAACCACAATAACGAATTCGGGGACAACCGTAGAAAATCCTAATCTTACATATACATCCGATAATACAGATATAGCAACAATTGATAATACTGGACTTGTTTCGGCCATTGCTGAGGGTAATTGTAATATAACAGTTAGTTTTGTTGGTGCAGATGGTAACACATATACAAAAACAATACCAACGGTAATAAATGCTGTGGTTGCTAAAACAGTAAGATTTTTTAATGGTACTAGTGAGATTACTACACAGCCATATAAATTATTAAATGCTGATACTGTAACAATAACTGCATATGCTTATAATGGAGATATGCAAACAGCAGATATATTTACTTTTGCAGTAACTTCACAAAATGGTGGAGATAGTTCTTATTATAAATTAACTGTAGTGGATGGAAATAAGTTTAATTTAGAAAATATTAAAGGTGATGGCGGGGAGTACGTAACCATCACAGCAACGGGAGCAGACGGAGTTACAACCGCAGATATTAAGATAAGATTGGCCGGCGAATGGTAAAAAAGGCCTTGACAAAATAATCCTGAAGAGGTAAATTTAAAGCAAATAGATGTAATCTATGCTTTAAAAAAATGTATGATTTATTGTTAAAGATAGTTATATCAATGGATAATAGATAATCAATTTTGGTGGCAGATTCAGGTTCTAGTGAAAGAAATTTCATGCAGGTTCAAGTCCTGTTATCCGCACCAGAAGATTAGGTCAAAATAGATGCAGGGCTGAAAAGCCAGTGCTTATGCGGCCTGACGAGGGTTTTGAAT